AACATATCAAGAAATGGTATTTTGGAAATTTTTATCAATAAAAGTAAAATATGTCAAAAGAACAATATAACCTAAAAACGAAAACTGATTATCTGAACCGCAAGATGTTCTTGGATCCAGCAGGACCGGTTACGGTTCAGAGATTCGAGGAGTTCCGATATCCGAAGATTGCAAAGTTCGAAGGAGATCAGCGTGGGTTTTTCTGGAATCCAGAAGAAATCAATCTGACGAAGGACAGTCAGGACTTCAAAGATGCAAGTGATGCAGTAAAACATATCTTCACGAGCAACCTTCTGCGACAGACCGCACTTGACAGTATTCAGGGTCGTGGTCCCGTACAGGTGTTCAGTCCAGTGGTCAGTCTTCCAGAGTTAGAAGCATTGGTCCAAGCATGGTCGTTTTTTGAAACGAATATTCATAGTCGGTCTTACAGTCATATCATTAGAAATATCTATAATGTACCGAAAGAGATATTTAATACGATTCACGATACTCACGAAATCGTCAGCATGGCATCCACTATCGGTAGATATTATGACCAACTGCATGTCCTTAACTGCCAAAAAGAAATTGGAATCGAGATATCTGAGAATCACCACATTAAGGCAATCTGGTTGGCACTCCATGCGAGTTACGGATTGGAAGCGTTTCGATTCATGGTGTCTTTTGCCACAAGTCTTGCTATGGTGGAAAACAGAATCTTTATCGGCAATGGCAACATTATTAGTCTGATTCTTCAGGATGAAATATTACACCGAGATTGGACTGCGTATATCATCAATCAAGTTGTTAAAGAAGACCAACGATTTGCGAGAGTTAAGGAGGAATGTGCGGACGAAGTCTATGCAATGTACATGGATGTTATTCGAGAAGAAAAAGAGTGGGCAGACTACCTATTCAAGAAGGGACCAGTGATCGGATTGAATGCCATGATTTTGCGTGACTTCGTGGACTACACAGCAGTTGGTGCACTCAAGGATGTGGGAATAAAATATCAATCTCAAGCACCCAAGGTCACTCCTATTCCGTGGTTCAACAAGCATAGTGACACGAGTAAGAAACAAACTGCACTACAAGAATCAGAATCGACTAACTATGTTATTGGAGTCATGACAGGAGATATCGACTATGACGACCTACCAAGCATCTAACTTCTCAGTATGTGCGTGTATGGGACCTCCGGGCAACTGTCGTTGTGCACGGATTGCCAGATGCGAACAACTAGAACCTCTATGGGCACTAGAGGAAGAAGAGAAATTAAGACAAGTATTAAGAAAGATATTTACATCAGAGGAAAAGAATGAGAGCAACAATATGGAGCAAGGAACAATGCCCACACTGTGTTCAGGCGAAGAATCTCCTGAAACTGAAAGGGATTGATATCGAAGAAAAGAGGATTGGTGATGGATTTACCAGAGAGGACTTGTTAGCAGAAGTTCCTACTGCGAGATCAGTACCACAGATATTCCTCGATGGAAAACTAGTCGGTGGTCTCACCGAGTTACAAAACTATCTTAAAGAGAACGCATGAAAATCGAACTAAACAATGTATATTCAATCAAACTCGTCAGTGGCGAGGAAATCGTGGCAAAGGTCACAGAGGAAACAACGACCTATCTTATTTTGAGCAAACCACTCACATCTATTCCGGCACGTGAGGGAGTTCAGATGATGCCAACTCTCTTTACTTCTGATATGGAGAAAGAATTTAAACTAAATAAGAGTGCGATAGGCATTATTGCCGATACAGCACAAGAAGTGCGTGATGGTTACATCGGCACAACAACTGGTATTAAACCAGTTACCAATAGAATTCTTCACGGATAATATGCCAGCAGTACAGCGAGTGGGTGATCAAGATAATGGTGGTGGAGTCATCACCCAAGGCGAGTCTTCCGTTCTCGTAAACGGTCGCCCAATCGCTGTGCAAGGTAATCCCGTGAGTCCACATCCACCATGTGGGAAACCTCCGGGTAAACCCCATTGTAACGCAAAAACACAACCGAAAATATCGGATGTGAAGGCAAACGGAAAGACGATTATCACAACGGGCGCATCAGATACGTGCGGTCATAGTCGCGTTGGTGGGTCACCGAACGTAAACGCAAGTTAAATGGGTTCTACACTTACTCCTTCTCAGTTGAATGCTGGTGCTGGTTTATTGCAGAATCAGGGTATTGTTGCGAACACACAGTTCACAAACGCGATTACCAGTTATAACAGTAACTCCACCATAAACCCACTTCTCCAGACTATGAGTATTGGGAGTGGAATGGGGTCATTGTCTCCGTCAACACTAACGGCATTGAAGACTCTGGGAGCAAATAACTGTCCATCCCTTAGTGATTCAGCACCGTATGGGAATATTCAGATAACCACCACTGGGTTTACAGGTCTTCTTTCAACAACCGCGAACACTTACCTTGGTAATGGGGATTTGAGTGTATTCTGTCAGGCATTTCAGGTAGCAAATGGATATAATGGACAGACTAACTCATTTGTGGTCAGTGCCGCCGCGTCTCAAGTGTATCTTGGAAACTCGTTTACGGGTATGAACGATATGCTCACTGGGTCTATCACAACAGTCAATACGAACATCGATGGGTTTGCTAAAGATTTAAAAAACTTGGGACAACTTTTCAACTTGTCGAACTTGGGCGACCTTGGTAGTCCATTGGGACTGGTACAGCAGATCGTTAACGTTGCTGGTAATATGCCGTCTATCTCGTTGGCATTTCTTGCGGTGGGTATCCCCCAATCTATTGTGATCACTCTCGGAGATCCAAAAACGAGTGTGGAAGACAGTGTGCAGAAACTAATGTATCAGGCAATGTTGACCATCACCGGTGACAACCTTGCGCAGATTCTTCAGTTATTGAGCGTAAAGACTCCTAATCTGACTACGATGGCAGATTTGTTAAACCCTTATCTTCTGTTCCCCAACAGTTACCAGACTCTTTTGGCACCCACTCCAAATGGATTCCAGAATATCTATACGGGTGCACCGGGTGAAGTTAACTCTGCACTTGCCACACAACTTCCTGCATATTTATTGAGGTCAACCGCATGATTGCTTATGATAGACTTCAACAGATTATTCCACAAGGAATAGCACTGGCTAATAAAGCATTGAGTGCTGGACTTCAGCAGATAGGTGGTATCTCTAAGATGACACTCCCGGTTCTGGCAAATGCGATTGGATCATTGCAGTCTGTGAACCACCTTCCATTAGTGGCATCACAGACATCCGCAGTCCCTCCAGAGGTTGCTCAGTTTTATGCAAATCTGAACTCCACAACTGGCAGTGGGCCAGGAAACACAGTGGTTGTTGCAGATATCCTTGGTACCCCATCTGGGTACAACTACACAGACCCTCTGTCTAATACACTCTCTGAGTTCAGTGCGATGGACATGAGTCAGTTGACTCTGATTTATCAGACAATGTTAAATGTGGTCAATAATGTATATGGAGTATCCCCTGTAGTGATTCCACCTGGAACACCTGGTGCAGGCACATACTCAAGTCAAGACAGTGCTGTATCAACGGGTCTAATCCCACTTGCCAGTGTTGAAATCGTTACATTGACTACAACCTATCCAGTACAAACTGCTCAACTCAACACTGATTGGCAGACTATGGGCAACCAATGGTTGGGTGAGCAATCACTCCAACAACAGGCAGGAATAGATTTTACCTCGTTTCCTGCTAACTCACAAACGTCTGTCTTTAGTTTTGTCGGGAGTCTCCCTTCCTATGGACAGACACCATTGGTTGGTGAGGCAAACTGGTATCTTACTTCTGTTGCCAATCAATCTAGTTTTTACGGGCAATCTATTGTTGCGTGTTTGCAACAGGGAGCGAACGAACTAGCACTCAGCAATGCTGGCATCATCACAAGTTACAATATTCCAGACTCCCCTACTTGACATCTTCTCCGTCATCGTGTAAACTGTGTTCATAGTTAACGAAATAGGGATCGAGGATGGATATTTACACATTAAGAGATAACCTGAAGAATACGATTGATGGGAAGGAACGTTACCATGAAAATTTGGTAAACGAATATCTTTGGAAGCATGATGCAACTACATTTGATCCATATGATATTGGAACTAGGATGGCAGATGAATCCACTATCAAATTCTTGGATATTAATATCAATGAACTCAAGTCCATCTTGGCAGATGTTGAAGTTTGCTGTCAGCAGTCGGATCGTGACAAACAGCAGTTGAATGACTATAGTTGGGCAACTAATCCAGATAGGATGGGACAATGAACGAACGAATCCGAGAACTTGCTGAACAATGTGGATTTGTGTATAATGAAAACTTCGGTCTGACCGCTGATATCAATGCGAATGCCGACCTGTTTGCCGAGTCGATCATCAGAGAGTGTGCCCTTGTTGTTCATAAGAATATTGGACCAAAATCAGCGTTGAATGTGTTAGAAC